GCTTTCCAGGCTGCGTTCCTGCCAACCTGTACCAAAAAAAGCGTTCATTTTGGTCTCTATGAGCGACCTCATAAAAGCGTTGTTTTTGTAAGTTACATTATACGCATTTGTCAAAGACGCAATAAAAGTCTCTGTCCCTTTTCTCTCCGGCCCTCCGATTTTGAATGCTCCAATTGCGTCAATTATTCTTCTTTTGCCGTTAATATTTCTAGGTCCAATATTATTACTTGGATCATAATTTTTGTAAAAACCTACAATAAGTTCTGTTGTGCTAGCACTTAGGTTAGCTCGTAAGTCACTGTCATTCAACACATTAGCCCAAAGAAGGCTAACTCTGTATCTAGCATCATGCCTAACTAAATTATAAGATTCTGAATCAGAGTCATAACTATAGACCGATTGGTTGTTTTTGGAGGCGTTTAAGTCCGTAAACGTAGGGCGCTCGCCAAGAGCAATTAAAGGATCTACACCATCAACAAGGTTATCCCAAGTCAGAAGCTGATTTGTCGCATCATCGCCTACGCTATACTCTTGATTAACGTGAGTTATATCATTTATTGAAGCGCTTGACTCTCCACCTTGATCTTTTACCTTTAAATTTTGAAAAGCGCTAGAAACAGATACATTTATTTTTTTTAAATCTGTTACTGTCTCTTCATTTTCAGGATCTTCATTATTAATAGCTATCGAAACGGGAGTTGCATCAAAGTAAACTCCTCTTGAAATATCTTTAGTTTGTAACAGATCGCCTTTTGAGTCTACCAAACCTTCAATAGGCCCATCTGAAATAAGATCGAGTGTCTCTAAAAAACTAAATGATGACCCAAACTGAAAATCACCTATCCTTGGAGGGGTTAAGACCGCAGGTTTAACCTTGGGTTTTTTACCCGCTCCATACAACCTCTTTTTTCTAGACAGATGATTCATAATTTATAAGTCCGTAGGGTTAGAAATCTCTACATCTGATTGTTGATAAGTAAGACCGTATTCGTTTTGAGATATATAAGTATCAGATTGCATTGCATCCACAGTCCTAACTTTTTGAGGTAGAGACTTCATTGATGATTGAATTACGCTAGATCCAACTTTTAATCTTCCGTAACCGATTGGTAGTGGAGTACCCTGAGCAGTCAAATTAATTATACTACTACTAAACATTAAAGATTTACTATCTCCACCCACAGCCTGTTCACCACCATCAATAGTACCCGGGTCCATAAGTGCATATTGTATAGCTGTACTAAGCAGCATGAGAAAAAGTGATATGCCGAAATCCGCAGCGCCTACAATAAAAGGCACAAAGTCTATCTCTTTAGGGTGTTTGTTGTTTAAAAAAGTCTTTTTGCTTAATCTCTCCTTGTTTACAATAATTTCGTAAGTGAAACCCTGTTTCTGTAAATCCATAACAGTCTTTCGGAAACCTTCTCTATTGGCATCTATAGCCCTGATTACGTCTCTAGGCTTATCTATATCCATTTCGAAAACTTTGCCATATTTTTGAGCTAAAATCCCATGTAATCTAATAGTTGTCATAATCCTCCTTAAACCTGTTGTATATATTTACATCTGTTTCTATATTTTGTGGCTCATAAAGATTAAATTTTTTAGTTTCTAAACTGTATATGAGAAAGGGTATGCAGCAATTATTACACATTTTTACATCAAACTCTGAGGGTTTCTCATCTACGTTGATGTGACTATGGTATATAGCGACCATATCAAATTTATCTTTGAAGATCAGATACTCCAAAGGGTCTAGCATGAAGTTGTTTCTGGGGTCTTCCGATATATTTTCCAAGTGTTGTACTACATAGCTTTCTGTTTTCTCATCAAAACCCAAAACCCCACAAATTTCTATAAATGGGTTACTATCTGAACAATCAACTATTTCTTGTAGTTTTCGTTTTAAATTCATATATTTTGTGATCCTAAAGCTTTGTAATCAAACCCGTCTGTGCCGGGGAACCCACCAAAAGGTAAAGGTTGTAGCGCGTTTTGGTTAGCTATAAACTGTTCAAACTTACCTACTGTGTAATCTAGCCTTCGTGTTTGAAATTGATTAGTGTCGCCAAATCCTGTTAGATGGTTATCTCCATCCGACTCATCAAGGCTATAAAATTTACCGCTAACAGAAGCTGTATTCATGTCGTACCACCCCTTTAAATCCGTCCTTAAGGATGACAAGTATCCTGTAGTCTCCCCATATGAAAGAGGTGCATAATCACAATAAAGATCCACACGTTTTTGTAGATCATTATCGGTCAAGTAATACTCCGAATCAGCTATACTATTAGCGGAACCCATCCAAGTAGCTTCATCGTTAGACAATTTTCTGCCCCAAACACAAACCTGAGCTATATCACCACCAAAACAATTTTCTTTATTTATTTGATTGACGGGATCTTCGTTTACCCCTGTAGCTTCGCCAAACACAGAAAAGAAATCAACGCCCTTATCAAAGCCATCTGATCTCATTGTAATTCTGCTTGAGTAACTAAATGTTCCGTATTGATCTTTGTATGGGTTAACAAGTATTTCAATATGGTTGTGATGCGATCTTCTTTGCCGTTTAAAACCTCTAATAACCAAAAAGTTAAAGTGTTCTGATGATGCTATTTTTGTGGGTATTTTTTTTGTATAGCTTCTATCATTGTATTGTTGAAGAGCCGAAAGCTCTAAAAAGAGACCCTCTTCACCCTGAATTGCAGAAGAAAAGTGTAGATTAGCTGTAACGCTATCTGTAAATGATCCCGTAGACGAAGGTTGAAAAAGTTTATTTGTTCTAGGTAAAGCCTTAGTAGCGAATACTGTAGGGTCCGTAAAATTTCCCGAAGTATCTTTAAATTGTTTTTCTCCGCGCATCCAAAGAGAAACAGTCCACTCTCGGTTATTGAATACTCCTGTCACATCGGGACGTAAAGTAGCTAAACTTGCACCCTCCTCCCTATCTAGATGTAGATAATTAAAACCCGTTTCCTCCGTACCCAAAGATATTCTTTTTAAGCTATCACTAGTAAATCTCTTTTGACACCCTTCGATCTTTTTGCTGCATCCATCTTTTTGCCAAAAAGATGAGTTATCCTCTGGGTGCTGACCACTATTACCACTAACGCAAACATACCAAGTTTTATGAAGAATTGGTTCATTATCGTGTTCTCTCCCAACTATTATTCTTGAGTTTTCTAAATAAACAGGTTCCCCGACATTATAATTTTTCTCCGCTTCATAGAATAATTGACCCGTCCTTATCATTTCTTCGCTAGCGTCTACCGACACCCTCTCGCCAAGCACGTTAACGAAGGCTCCTCCATCTTCTCGTTCAACAGGTTTAGCTTCATATTGGCAACCTAAACCTCTATATGTCCAATAACAATATTTTGCGTTTACCGTTCTATAATTTACGTCAAAGTTGTCAACATCTAAAGGTAAATTAAGCTCAAACTCAACAAAAGCTTTATTTTCTTGAAGTTTTTGGCCTATTAAATATTTTTCTGTTGAGATTTCAGATTCAGCATTAGCTACACCGAAAGGGTTTTGGCCGTCGAAGTTTACATCGTCCAAGTGTTTAACAAAGACTTTTGTTCTGGATATAGAAGCATTTTTAAAATCTTTATATTTACCCAGTAAAAAGGTAACTAGCTTGTTACTATTGCTTACTTTAATTTTAGGTCGAGGTAAAGTGCCATCAGCAAAAACGCCGAAACCTTCGGATTCTATAGGGACTGGAATATATTCAACGCCCTGCCAAGTAATATTTTTGCCAAACATTGAACCCCCGTGGAAAGAGATAGACAGACTCGGGCTATTGGTAGTATCTGGACGTAATCTATATAACTCAACAATTGCTGTTGGTTGTAAATCCAACAAGCTCCTTGCTACTTCATTTTTTCCTTCAGCCGCCATGTTTAATATTACACTTCTTTTACTATTATAGACAGGATAAATGATAATTAAACAATTAATCAATAAAGAGGAAGCTTGGGACGATTTTCAAGAATTCTGTCAAAAATCTAAACCTTTTAAGGTTTTCTGCTCAGGGTCTAGAATTACGCGAGAACAGTCAATCAAGAAATATTTTGATAATTTCTGGCAGGACTGTAGTGTCTACGTTGCTAAGCTAAATAATCAAAACGTTCTTTACATGTTTAATAAGGAGTGCGACAACTTCAATTCGATTGAATTTATATTCTCTACGAAGCCCCGACATATTAAGAAAACATTTGAAGCAGCTTATTCCATAATGGATTTTATAAGATCTAATAATCACAAATATTTTTTTTCAGTGATAAGGAGAACTTTTAAATCTGACTCATACAAAAAATGGGTTGATAGATACGATAAAAGAGCTATAATATTTAACGATAAGGACGAAACCGTCTTGTGGTATAACGAAAAAAAAATGAAAAAACAGCTTAAAGTAATAGGCACAAACGATACCAGTAAGCATCTACAAGACAAAATTGTAGATTATGATATAATTAACGTAGAATCAGGTAAAAATGTTTGTGTTACTCAAATCAGTATTGATGAACAGAAGTATCTTTTTGACGGAAAGCGCGTCTCCTTACGAGAAGGTAAGTGCCTAATTGAAGGAATGATCTCTGACGATAAAACATTTATAGCGAACATAACTTTAGAATTCAAACCGTAATGAATCAAGAATTAGTAAAATATCGTGTATACGATAAAAAAAAGAAATATCATCACTCATACCTTTTAAAGAATGAAGCGATTAATTGTGCCAAATATGTCTCTGGCTCAGTGAAAGTTATAGAGGGTGATGAGGAAAAGGAGATTTTTAGTAGTAAAAAACGAGCAAAGTAATGTCTCTGGTTAAATCTATCTTAAAAAGCATTGAGTTGTATCTCGCCTTGAGAAACAAACTCGCGTTTTTTGAAATCACAGAAAAACACAATAAAAATAAAAATGAACTTATCGAAGAGATTGAAAAGCTACGCGCTATTGGCGACAATGAGTCCAGTGATCGTGCTGACTTCTTGCGGGGGCAACTCCGCACCGAAAACAACCAGTTTAAACATATATCAACCGTCTTCCTTGAAGCTCAAGGAGGGCCAACCGATTCAGACTGAAGAGGGAATTTATACCCCA